ATAGTTGGCTTCATGGATTCATCACTCGATGTTATGTCTTGCTCCATCTTATCGTGGTAGCCATGCTTACCTAATACGAGCTTAGTTATCGCTGAGTTGAATGTGTTGTTGAGGCCATTGTTTACAAGAGTTTTAGCCTGAACTTGCATACATCTCCCTAATATGTCGGAAAACCCCTTGTCTTTTTGCTTGGCCCAAGCGTACAAAGTGTCTCGGTGTAAGCCTAAATGTTCAGCCATTCCTTCAATACTTGGAATCATATCTCCATACGTTGCGTAGTTAGTTATGTAAGCGACAGCCTTCTCTTCTATCTCTTTACTCCACTTAGTTGGTCTAGCCATTAGAATCCTCTCCTATCGTAAGTGTGCCAATGCTCCCAATCTCCCCACAAATCTTCTACTGCTTCTGCCAACTTAGACCAAGCAAGACCACCATCAGGTTCAAATATCTCTTCATGACTGACCCTCTCTGCATACCTTCTAATTTCATGCGCTCTCTCCTGAGTGCAATCTATACTGCGTATCTCTTCATGCAATTCTAGTGGTGTACAGTCATCAAGTTCTTTAAGTTCTTTAGCCATCTATTTAATTAACTAACTCTTTCCAATCATCAGGCAAGTCAAGTTTAAATCCCGGTAGCAACTCTCCTTGTATGTACAAAACACAATTATCAATGTACTCTCCCATCTCTTTAGTGTTTAATTCTGTAGTAGATTTTAACACCTTTTGAGATTTTCTTGCAACCTGCTCATATCTCACCTCTAAAAACTCCTCACGAAAATGGTCATGAATTGCCTCCTTTGAGTTCCGAGTCTCATCCTTAACTTGCTTAATAATAACTCCCCAGTACAGATTGTTTTGTCTCCCGGTACGAGTGTTTCTATTCTCTTTAATAGTTATCAAAGCATCATCAACACCAGTCTTCTGAAAAAAAAGTTTGGTCATGCCCTCCACGATGTGAGCTTTGGGTTGGTCTCGTTTTAATATTCTTGTCAGCGTATTAGTCATGAGTAGTATTCATCTACAAGGCATTGCTTTATCAGTTGCCTCTTGGTTCTAGTGATAGCAAACTGAGCCATCTCTTTAATGAAGTAAGGCTTGTAGTATGGATGTTCCAATGTGTCATACAATTTATGACATGCATGGCAACCATAAAAACCTATGTCTCTCCCCTTACTATCTTTAGCCTTAGCTCCCATGCCTCCTGAGTTCTCATGACAGAAGACCACGTTCTCATTGTTTGGGCCGGGGTCACAGACATCACTAGCAAAGGTACAGGCTTTGCCACGTGCTGATTTAGTTATTGCGGTCTGTTGCATTGAATCCCCAGTCTATCAGTTGTGAGATTACATCTGCTACAGAATATACCACAGCAGTTTCACATCCATTTTCATTTAATTTATCAATCATATTCTTTTGGTTTTCGGTTAATCTACCCTTTGGTGTCTTACCATTCTTGGGCCTCTTGACCTCTAAAAAATACGCAAATCCTGACATGATTAGACAGATGTCAGGGATACCACTCTTCACTCCTTCAGCTCTAAACTTTCCGGCCTCACTCTTACTTCTCTTACCACCATTAGGAACAGCAAAATAAAATGTTCCTCTCATGTCTAGATACTGACATATGGCTTTCTGAACTTCATGCTCATCGTTTCTCACTCTTAATTTTATCAATAATCAAATTATATTTAAGCATATCACATAATGCGATAATCTTATCCTCTAAATCTGACTTTAATTTATGGTCATCAATTTTACTGAGTAAATGCATCAGCTCATTAATAGTTTCAGCAGTTTCCTCATTTGACATTGGACTGTAAGTTACCGCCCTCTGCTCCAAGATACGAGGCTAATCCGAAAATGGCTAAATGAAATTGCGGCCTGTCAGCTTTGATTCTATGAGTTAAACCGGATAGGCTTACTCCCATCATCTCTGCACATTCTTTTTGGGTTATGCCTAGCTTCTTGATTTCAGCAGGGATAGATTTGTAATAGATTATTCCTTTAGTATCCATATCCTTAAATAATTAGTTGACTTAGATTTAATTGTATCAGAAAAGATACTATGCGTTAGTTGGTTTAGCTTTATGTTTCGCTTTCAGCGACTCTCCTTGGTAAAGCTGAGGGATAAATCCCTTTTTTTTCTTTCTTTTTTTTATCGGGTTAAGCGTGGAGCTGAGGGTTTCGGAGTACAGAAATCCCTAGAGCCTGTTGGTCAGACCCTAGAGAATTTCATCGGTATAAAGCGCATCGCAGTATTATCCGTATGCCTGAAACGATTACAACTAATCAGGTCAGAGTCATCGCTACCTTGTAATAGGTACTCAGCCTTCTGCACTCTGCGCTAGATTTCTTTATCGCTCCAAGGTGGTTACCAATATAAAGCTTCTTAATCTAACATCAATCAACAGTTATGCGGAATACAATTGCTGAATCTCTTTTTTGTTTTCAGGTGTGAGTGAAACCGAAGTCAGACATTTCACCTGTCGTATCAATGGTGAGCTAAACCAACTTGCTTTTGTGAGAATTTAAGTATAATACATCTCAGAACAGGTGGTCAGCACACCAAGTTTAGAAGACCTCAAGAGGCATCAATCACTCTTGGGGTTTTTGCTTTTTGAAGCATTGAATTTCTAAACCGCATAAAAGAGATGATAAACTAAATCGAATCATCGAAAAAAGTTTCTTAAAAAAATAATTTTTTCTGCTATAAAAAGTAGCATATCGAGTTGTATATAAATGTAGCAAACTAGAGATTATTGAAAAGACATACTAGCATTAAGCTAGACATCTTGCACCTCGAGAATCGAAGATTTGACCCCTTGCTGAAGGCCCACTTTTCAAATTCTGTCAAATTAACTAAAAAACATGCATGACTTGCATGACTTAAAAAGCTGAAAGTTTCCCTGAAAAATAGGTCTAATTTCTGACCCTATTTTCTGTTTAATTAAATAGTTCTTGCATTCTCATATTATATAAGGTATATTTATATCAATCCCGAAATGATTTGGGGTTTGACAAAATAGGAGATACAAATGAACACAAGAGAAATTTTAAACCAACTAGATGACATCGAACTAGCTAGACTTGATTCTAAAGAGCGTATGGAAAAAGGTGAGGCTCGTAGAGCTATCCTTCAGGCTTCATTCGACAGAGCAGTTGTTAGACCTGAGAACGTAGACAAGGCAGGAGTTATCGACTGGAATTATGTTGAATCTGATATATACCTTGATGGTCTTACTCCAACTGAAGGTGAATGGAAAACTATGATTTGGATGAAGGAACAGCAGGATGCGAGAGCTTATGCTCAAGAGTATTTAGCTCGTGAAGCGGCTGAAGAAGAAGAAGCTGGTCGTATAGCTGAAGCGAGACGTATAGCTAGTGATGCTGAAAAGTATGCAAGACTAGCAACTTGGGGAAATAATCTTTCTCCAGAGACTATGGCTGAAGTTAGAAACACATACCAAAACGACTAATTTTAACCGGGGAGGGCAACCTCCCCACAATATAGGAGATACACATGTCACATTTAGAAATCGTAACAGAAGATGTAAACGAGTACAACAGAGTTTTTGAAAGCTCATTAGCTGTTGGCTTTACTAGTCCTGAGACTACTAAGATACTCACAACACACAAAGCTATCACTAATGAGGATGGCTCACCTATCGCAGTTGTTGGTAAGAACTACAACCTAGTTCAGAACGCTGACATCATGCCTGAGTTCCATAAAGTTATACTGGCTTCTGATTTAGACAGAACTGGGATGACTAAGGTTATTCAGCAATCACACTATGGTGCTAAGACAATCGTTACTTACACGTTCCCGGCCCATGAGATTGAGATAGCTCCCGGAGATTCTGTTCAGCTTAGAATCATGGTATTAAATTCATACGATGGTTCTTGGAAGTTCATGTCAATGGTAGGAGCTGTGAGAATAGCTTGTATGAATGGTCAAGTTGTTGTTGATGCATTCTCTAGCTACAACTCTAAGCACACTAGCTCTCTTGATACTGATGTTGCTGTAGCCAAACTGGAGACAGCTCTTGAGGTGTACACTAAGAACGCTGAAGTTTGGAAGTCGTACCCTAAGTCTCCAGTTACTAACCTACAAGCTACTCGTATCTTTAAGCAGGTTGCAGGTAAGAGTGACAGGCTTGAAGCTTTACTTGAAGAGACTTACCTCAAGTACGTTGATGAGATGGGTAAGAACCTTTGGGCAGTCTTCAATACTTTAACTGACTGGTCTAGCCACGCTAAATTTAAGAATGAGGCTAACAAAGTTGCTACTATATACAATCGTGAGGCTAAGGTAAGAAAAGTCCTGCCTATGCTTAATGAGTTGCTTATAGCGGCCTAATCTTTAACTAACATATGGGGAGGTCAGGAGGGCCTCCCTTTTTTTTGTCCGATTGTTAAGTGTAAAGTGGCAGTTAACATTTTTTTTT